AACCGGCTGACCCCTGCTTTTCCATCACCTTCTGACACTTCTTAACTCCCTCTTAAAATATCAGCAACGTATTCAACTGGCTGTGGTATATACACTATATCTCCAATCTTCCAATGTGCGTCTGTAGGCCGACTATTGTAAAGAGCGATGACCCAATACAAGTTTCCGTCGCCATAATACTTGGCGGCAAGTTTCCATAACTTGGTACTGTGGGACCAAATCTCTTCTGTTTCAAAAATAAGAGAAGTATCGAGGTCTGCGGGATGTCCGATTTCCGGAGTGCCGAGCATCATAACTCCCTCTCTCACGTTTCTCTTTTTTAAAATCCTATCATACTTGGCATCTTTGCGCAAGAAGAATTTGTCAGAAAATTTATATCTCATATTTAACTACCTCAGACCTATTAACCTTTGATCTGCTTTCTCCATAGGCTTTCGCGCTTCTTTCTTCGTCTTTCTGCGTTAGACATATCAGCAGAACTAGGCCTCTTGCCTTTAGGGTTTATGGCCTTTGCCTCAACAGCCGTATAAGTGTGTTTCTCACCATATGGAAACGAAGCAAACCCCTTGCTACCGTAATACGTGTCACCACCTTTTCGAAAACCCAAGGGGAACGTGTGAAAAACAACTAAGGAAACTGAAACTGTCCACATTTTTGGATACAACCTACTATCTTTAATAGACAGCGGGACTGCGGACTCCCTTAACCACTTTGACGCACGATGTGGATAAAAGGTTGTATGACCATCAAGGGCGTGGTGTGTTGGCCATCGATGAACAGACCCTAACTTTCCACCGGCTCCAGGTGAATGATTATGACCCATCTTCCAGGCGCCTTTTCCTTGATCCCCATCTCCGATAAACCTAGGGCCATTGTTTGAACTCATATGCAAGACGCCGGCTTCAAAATCTGGAGTGACTGTTAAGTCATTTACTGCACAGACCAGGCCGACTTGCGAGGCCCGGGCATTTCTTCCTGACGACTCAGACGGAACCGAGGGGTCTAACAGGAGGTTGTTGAAGTGCACCTTCATTAATGGAGATGACTCAATTTGTGAGGCGTTGCTCGGGCCTTCTTCAAGTGTCTTGTATGTCGGGTACATCATTGCCATAAGCATCGAAACCTCTATAGAACTAGCTATCGCCTCCTCTTGGGTCCATGGTACAATCTTGAACTCCAACGAAATGTTTCTCTTTGTTCCACTAAACGTCGATAGTGGGTCATTTCGTCCATAAACCGAAGCATGGTTCCACTCCGATGTGAAACTCTCCGAGTATGTAACATCAATTGGGTGAAATTTAGCTGATTTATTGGCGGCAATAGCATGGAACTCGATTCTCGTCTTATGATGATTCGCCAATTCCACTACTGGGTTGAAATAATCCGGATTAAGCTGTGTCGATATCAAAGATCCTTTATTTTTGTCGGCACCCTTGGTCTTGTTTTGGGTAGAACTGTACCACAATCTCTGGAGTAATTCGTTCTTTTTGTCTCCGGCGTTAGTACTCATCGTGAATCTCCTCAATTCGCTTGAAATTAATCATTTTATGCAAAATACCGATTAGTGTTGTCACCGCTAGCGGAATTGCTAGCAAATGCCTTTGTCTTCTTAACAACCTTGCCTAGCTCTTGCGCTCCAGACTCTGACAGATAGAATTTGAATGTCTGGTTGTCCAGTGCTTTACTTAAATTTGCAACTGCTAGGGTGAACTCCTTTATTACTGCCGCGTTATCACTAGCGGAAGCAGCGCTGCCGCCGCTAGCTGAAATCGAAGAACCCGAAGATGGAGTAGCCATTCCCGGAGTTGCCCGAGTAGTCGCATTCATCACTTGGCTGAATCTTACTACCTTTTCTTCTTCTATTCTGCCAATATCATTTATTAAGTCGTTTATGTCTTTCTTGACATTTCCTAGTCCGGAAAGTTGAATCCTGTCCATTCTCTCCAGGATACTTGCGAGACTCTCAAGGGCCGTGACTTTCTTTCCTTCGAGGTTCTCCACAAATGATTCTATCACTTTCAGAGGCGCCAAGGCTGCTAGTCCGCCTAGCAAGCCGAAACTACCCATATACATTAGGGCACCACCAAGCTTCATCAGGCCGACTGCGATAGTGCCCAATGCGCCCGGCTTGATCTGCGCAAGATGCTTAAACATATATCCAAAGCCGGCGGCTGCTACACCGATGGCGGCGCCGACAAGGAACAGGGCGGCGCCTAGTCCCAACAAAAGAGGGATTGTGGGGCCGGATGCCATAATGGCCGGGATTAAGAAGTATAAACCAGCCGAGAACGCGCCGATGGCAACTGCAACTGCAAGTATTTGTCCTGCCGACATGTCCTTAAAGCCTTCTCCTACCATTTTCAAGCCGAGACCCATGCCGGCGGCAGCTATGCCGACGCCTACTGCAGCTGCAGCAAAAGCCATCAAGACCGGAGCCATGGCGCTCATTGTTGCAGCCTGTGCTTTGGTTGCCGCGGCTTGAGCATATTTTGCCTTGATCGAAGCCCAGGTCGTAACTGTTTCTTTGGTATCTGCGGCAGATTTGAGACCAGAGAGCAAAATGAGGGGCTTTAAAAGGAGAGCGATACCCATGTAGGTGCCTTTGAGTGTCCACATTACGGCGGCTAGGGAGCCGACCACGCCGATTGCACCCATGGTCCACTTGAGAAATTTACCCCAGCTCTTATTTTCCAACAACTCGTTAATCCACTGAATCGCCTTACCAAAGTATTGTAACATAGGTAAAACACCTACGGCAAAACCCAAAGCTAGCTGTTTTAATTGTGCCATGACTTGTGTGTTGGTTTTTGCTGATTTCTTGAACCCTTCTGGGCCATTCTTTAGGAAGTCTGACCACGACTGTGTTGCGGTTTTGGTGGCTTTGTTCATGGCGCCCATGTTACCATTAAGCATCTTTGTAACCAAGTTTACATCTTTGGTTCCCATGGCGTTTGCTATCATCATCTTGTAGTATTTTTGCTGCGATCCGTGCAGTGCTTTGTACGCTATATCTGTACCCTGTAGTGTGCCCATCACTATCTTCATTCTTTCATCTAAGTCAGCATTCATCATGCGGAGCGGGTCTATTGTTCTACCTGTCTGCGATAATACACTATTAAGGCGGCCGACGGTCGTAAATGCGCCCTCAAAAGTGTTGAACTGATCCTCGAAAGTGCCTGCTAGTGCAGCCACATCTGTGCGCAATTTCTTGGCACTAGCTGAAATCTTCTTAAATACAGTTAAGCCAGCTTTCCCATACAGATCCATAGTCTTTCTACTTTCCAAGAAGTCCTTCGAAAGTTGGGCCATTGGGATACCTAGGCTTTTCGACATTCCGTGGAGTGTATGAATGTATTTCTCTGTTTCCTCCTTGTTTAGCTGAACCGTGTCCATTAAATAACCCATCATTTGAGTACTGTCGCCGGCGGACACACCAAGGTTCCTCATCTCATTGGTAAAGCGACCCATCTGCGCCAACTGCTGCTTCGAAAGGCCAAGGTCAGTGAATACCCTGATATTCTGGTACATGTTTTGAAACGATTCACCAGTCTCCTCGACACCCACACCAAGAGAACGGCTTTGCCTGCCAGCAGAGACGAGGGCATCGACATAACCCTCTGAGGCGTTAGTAGCTCTCCTGAATGCGACAGTAGCTTTGTCCTCCGCGAGGGCCATCTTAACCGTCATTTCCTGGACCTTCATCATGGTTGAACCCAAGATGTTTTGAGGTGTCAGCGTTTTGGTTATTTGGGCGCGCATGTTTTGAAGACCTGCGGAAAAGTCCTTCCCAGACATGAGAGATCCTACCAAGGTATCTCTCCACTCGTCGGTGACACCTGTCAAGGCCCTGATCGTGCTCTTGGTTCGCTCTTTGATCGCATTGTGCTTTCGCTCTATAAGCTCAGCTTCTTCTAATTTTTTGTTGTTCTCTTCCTGGGCGGCATGGCGCTTTGCCAGGGCTTCGATAATCTGTTTGTACTCATCAGTACCTTTCTTTTCTAGGGCCAACCTCTCTTCGAGGGCCGCTATTTGTTGCGATTCGAGCCAAATCGTGTCTCTTATGGCACTAGTGTTTGCGGCCAACATCTTCATGTTGAATTGGACAGCGCTATTTAAGCCTTTTGTTTCTTTTATATATTTCTTGAGAACACCACTGGCCGATTGCCGGGCATGCGACAACTTGACCTCTTCTGCTATTATTTTTGAAATTTCGGCATTATAAGCATTGGCAGTGATGGTGCCTTGTTCCAATTGTTTTATTAGGCCATCGCGGTCATCCGACTTTGCAGACGAGGAGCCCTTACTGCCCGCGGATGCAGTTATCATCTCAGCAACTGCAGTTATCTCCTTGCTGCCGACTTTTCCACCGAAGCCGTCAGTTAGGATTTTAACAATTTCACTCTTTGATAAACTCATAAACCCTCTGCGTGGTGTAGGTCTTCTCTACCGTACGGTACGATCTACTTGAAGGGCCACTTTATACCAGTTTGGCGCTCAAAATTGCCAACGGCCCCGTCAAGTTTGTACCTACTGTTATAAGTTGCAGGATTGTTCAAGCCATTGTTCATGTAAGATTGAATATAATCCCGATTGGCCATAAGGGCTCTTTCGAAATCCCGAATCTGGGCCTGGGTGCCTCTAATCTTACCTACCGGGAGTATGGAGTCAGACCCAAACATTCGTTTTAACAGTATTTTTACAGTTTCTCCGAACATTGCTAAGAAGCTCTCGTTTAGCTCCTTTTGGTTTAGATTTATGTCCATAGGTATTAACTCACTGGTGTTGTTTTTACTCATATTCCGCAACTCCTCTTAGTAATTAGAATTGTCCTAGAAAAACTACGCGTTTTGACACACAGTGATGTATTCTATTGTTATCAATTTGGGGTATTTTTCTTCATGGCCTCGTTTTCGTCAGTTATTTGTTTTGACAAACGGCGCACAAACCACCTACGGAGGCCAACGGGCAGATTGTATGCTTCAAAGACGCTCCAACCGCCGTGGTATTTGAGGTAGAACATTTCTTCGTAGACCTGCTCGCTATACTTTGATGTCAGGCCAAAAAAAGTTGGCGTTTAGGGGGACGCCAATTACCTCCTCAGCTCCACACTCTTTACAGGTGAGTGGCGCTAGCAGTTCAATGTCTGGCATTGCTGCTTCGTAGGCTCTACGCAAGTGGCGGAAATCATATGCCGGCAATTGCTCGTAAACTCGGCTTATTTCGAAAGTGTCTGAGACCCCGTTTATAGAAACGGTTAAGCGTGAAAACTTATCTGTTAAATTTAAGTTATCCCCTAATCCATGCTTTTTGGCCTGCTTGACAGCCTTAGCCATCTCTTTTTCATCTGCTCCAATCATAGGACGCAATTCAAAGGTTAGATTAGTCCTTGGTGTCTTTACCAAGATCGTCTTATTTTGTGTTATTTCAGCATTTTCTAAACTCATCATGAATTCATCTGGGCCGGTGGACCCTATTTCATCTAAATTAAATTTGAAATCTTGGCTGGTCCCACAAGCTGGACATGTGACCTTCGCTCCATACTCTGGCCCGTACGCGCTAATGCGCGAGGCTAACAGTAGGGCATTCTTATCCCCAACTATCAGAGAGTCTAAGTCTATCTCTTTATCAACCAGAAGTGAATTGAGTAACCTGTCTAGTGCAGTACCATTCCTTATAAATGCAGGATTGGTCAGTATATCTTCCTCTTTTGCTGTCATGTGACGAAGTTCGATCGACTCCTTCCCATGAAGCTGGTGACCAGGTGGGTATAACCCTCCAGCACTTGGAAGATCTACTATATCCGTGCCTGTAACGAAGGATAGGTCAGATAGACCTTGTTGGGTGGCAGCAGCCATCGCTGGTTCCGATGCGTCCGCTGGCTGGGGCTGTTCAGACTGCCCCAGGCGTTTCGAATTGTTCCTTTTCATGTAACCTCTCTTTAAACAAAAACTTAAAAACTAGCGTGCCCATTTCGGCACGCTTATTAACAGGATTCCAATATTTAGTGCCCCATTGCACTGTGCATGGTGGCCCAATCGTACCTAATTGTCAGATCCATAGTTACTGCGTCCTCACTTGAATAGTCCAAACTTCCAAGTTTAACATCTAAGATCCAGGCGTTGGCAAGTGTGTATGTGGCAGTCACCCTATGGGTTCCAGCACCTTCGGCGTCGCCGGTCTCGCCGGTGGGCGATAGTTGCTTAATGAGAATTCTGCCGGCTGTCGCATGCGACTGTGAATGTGCAGCTTTCGTCAGACCATCAGTGCCTTTGGCGGTACTACTATCCTGACCAGCCGGAATCATATACCCTGATCCACGCATATGAGCCATGATCTCTTTTGCAGCGCCGTTAGGGACATCAACAAGGGTCACCGTTACCGGATTCCACTCCACTCTACCAGGAAAAAAGAAAGAATGGTTTAAGTACTTGTGGGTATACTCGCCGACTTTGAAAGATGGCTTGTCGCATTTCATTGCATAGAACTTTTGTCCTATTCCACTAAACTCGATTACCCACCTAAATCCTCTGTATGGCTCAAGGGCCATGTCGTTCCAAAATGTCATAAATTTGTTCTCCTATTAATATATAGTATCCCGGTTTGTTTTAATCTCTTTATCAATCATCAAAAGATGCCCCGGTATTTGTAATTACAAAGTCAACCGCAATGAACTCGATAGAACGGGCTGGCTTAAGCAAGACCTTTGCGTACATTACGTTCCTGTCTATTAGATCAGGAGTTGTAGTGGTTGAATCCAGGACAACTCTAAAGTCCGTAAGGCCACCGCCTGACTTTATAGAATCTAGAAACTGTTCTGCCGGCAAAGTAAAGTTGAGCCAGGTCTCTTCCACGTTCTGTTCGAATAACAGACTAGCGGAGATCTGCGATATTCGCTTCTTGACGTGAATCAAGAGGCGTCGGACATTGATGCGGTCCAAAGCTGACTGAAATCCCTGAAGTGTCTTTTGGCCGAATATTACTATTCCCTCTGAAGGAAAAGAGGCAATCGGGTTAATGTTGACATCATACAACTCATCGCGCTGCTTTGATGTGAGGTTGTGACTCACACCCATCACGCTGATACCGGCTGAACCTTCTGATAGGCCGCCGCGGTTGAAACCTGCAGGGGCGAACCAAACATCCGTTGATGCAGCAGAACTACCCATCGTGCCGATGGCCACTACTGAAGGTGGTAACCAAACTGGTACATCTCCGTCGAGAGCTAGGACCCATGGTGCATAAGCGCAGGCATAACTTGAGTTGTATGCCTTGGCCTTAACGCTAGCGATGACGGATTTAATATCTCCATATCTGCTATCCACGGACCCCGCGGTCGACGTGGCCGGCTTGTAGATGTTTGGCAAATCAATTACCGCGAGGGCATCAGATCTCTTTTCACATGCGAGAATCAATTTGTCCGTCAAATCGGCTTTCTCAATCCCTGGCATAGAGACCATGTTCATCTCAACAAACTCCGGGTCGGTCACAATATCGATAGCCTTAGAAAGAGAGTAGTATGGCGAACTATCCAAGTCACCGGTTGCGACCTCTAGGATAGCAGCACTTAGAGGGTCAGGCCTCGTTATGTCGAAGCCATCGCGGCCGGCCAGAACTGGCAAAGAGAACCCACCTATCCGAGCACAGATCTCTGCGAAGCCGGGATTGGCATATGCCGTGGAAGAGTATACGGTCGGGTCAGAGCTAGTAGTACCCGAACCAGTAGCCATCTTGGTTCCGGGGCCCGCATCAGTAAGATTAAATGTGGCGGTAAAATCACCTACTTTTGTAGGATCAGCGTAATACAGGAAATTCTTTCTTGTATTAGGATCACTCTGAGCGTGTTCAGCATTGCTGGCGGGTGGCCAAGAATCGGAGTCATTAGCTCTCCTACCTCTCTTTATAAATTCCGTGCTGAACCAGAAACTGTCTTCAAGGATGTCACTGTCTAGTCCGACCGGACCTGGGCGTGAAAGATCCAGATAAGAAGAGTCAAAGGTGTCACCAACTTCAGTAGATATACCCCACAGTGCAACATCTTCATTCTGACTCGTGCTCCTTGCACGTAGTCGCATTGAAGGGTGCTTAAACTCAACAGACCAGCCATTGGCAGCTCCACTGATATTGTTTTGGAACGTGCCTCTTTGGATCTGCGATTTGCCATTGTGAGGTAGCGGCGTTTGGGTACCTCCCGAAGCGCCTGATCCGTCTTGCCCGGTGAGCGTGGCACTTGACTGTGCAAGAGTTATTGCCTTAGTACGCTTTGGCCCCTTAAAGGCTGCAGGCACTAACGCTGGATCAGCCGCACCAGAAGCTATCTTTTCATCGACCTCTACTCTAAAGTTTGGATCTATCGTTGGATATATTCCGCGTAGTTCCATACGACGGTCGTCTTCTTTCCATTCGTAGTATTGATCACCCATTCTTCTAGGGAGATAATTTGGCGACGATGGATCAAGATTGCACCCAGTATAAGCCCTGAGTACCCCTTGGCCTTCTTCGTTTTTCGCTCCAATGTTCCGAACGGACACTGTAAATGTCGCATAAGGCCTTTGAGGTTGATCTAATCTTGGTGGTTTAATATCACTAATAGATACTGTCAAATTCCTACTTGCGTGAAAGCCAGTATCGAGAGAGACAAATCGAAACATCTTTTCCAAGCTATCGAATTTGTATGCTGCCATATCACCTTGGTGTTGTGAATGCACCCAGGGCGTCGTGGCGGCCGCAAATTCTGCACGATGTTCTTCGAAACCGTTCATGGGAAGTATCACTCCCAACATTTCAGAACCAAGGGCAGCTGCTCCAAAGTGATCCTTCATATCTTGATCAAAAGACTCTCCTAACCAATGAGTCTTTTGTCGATCCGGCTCATGAGTTGCACTGTCGGTACTGGTCGGCGAAAGATTCAAACCGGACTGTCTCATGTTCTGTAGGTTAAGGCTATATGTCTCTGTAACTTCCGAGGTGTTGCCTGCCCTAGTCACCACATTCACAGTGAAGTTGCCGGCAGCAGCGCGGACGATTTCGCCGGCATGGCCCT